CAACTGATTGTGTAATCAATAATGTGAGAGCATGAAAGCAGTAGGTAAGTATATAGTTATAGATCCTATCAAGGAAGTTGATACGACTACAAAAGGAGGTTTAATTCTAGCTGAAAAGCAAAGAGAAGATATAAGGTACCGACAAGCCACGATTGTAGCAGTCGGTACCCTTGTTGAAGGTATAGTACCAGGCGACAAAGTTTACTATGATAAGTCGTCTGGCTTCAACATTGAAATAAAAAAAGAAGAATACAAAGTTATTAAAGAGCATGATATAGTTATAATACTTTAAAAAATAATAAAATGAGAAAAGATTTAAAATCAATGGCAATGGCTATGGGTAAAGTTAAAAACCCTATCACCTATCAAGATCCAGACGTAAAAGCTGCTAAAAAAGAAATAAGAAGAGGTGGCAATGTTACTGGAGGTGGTAATGTTATAGACAATTTTGGGCACGAGCATGGGTATCAATCTGACAAAACCAAAGAGTTAGATAATAGCAGGCTAGTAACAAGAAAGAGAAGACAAGATAATAGATCTTCATATAAATTTAATAAAATTAACGTAAGTAAGTTTGGTAAAGAACATGCTGCAACCCCAAAAGAATATGGTGGAGGCACAAAAAAAGAAGGTAAGAAAATAGCTAGACAGTTAAATAAAGAGGCTAAACAAGAGGTAAGGTCTACAAACAAGTCTGCAAGAAAAAGAACTAAAGCTAATAGAATAATAGCTAAAATATAGTTACTTTAAAATATTAAATTTATATTGAGAAAATTAACTTCTTCTGATCTTAAAGATCTTAATTTATTAAAACATTACAGGATTATACGAAAGTGGGCTTGTAAAACTAATGAATTAACAGACGCAGATCTAGAGCTACTAATTTACTTAGATGCTATAGATATGTTTAAGAAAGATGATTTTAAAAAAGGTACGTACTCATTCAGCTGGGATAATAGGCGCTGGAACAGATTATTGAAACAAGGGTGGATTACAGTGTGGAGGAAAAGAAACCACACCACTCAAAAATATCACATATATAAAGTTTCCTTCAAGTGCAAACAGCTGATAAGTCGCATGTACCGTATAATGCTAGGTGAAGAAGATATGCCTACAACTAAACTAGAAAAAAGTAATAGATACAGTTATAAAGTAATAACTAAATCTATAGACTATGTTAACAAAGATAAAACAAGATAATGGAAGAAATAGATCCAATGACAGGCTTACCTATAATGCCTATGCAACCAAATAGAGCAGGTGCTCCACCTAGATCAATGAATGATATGTCTCAAATGGGATCTATTATAGATCCAGGTATGCAATCGGCTAAGCAAGCTGAAGACTACGCAAGATTTAATAGCATGGCTATGAATTTGGGTTTTATAAAAGCTAAGACACTAGAAAAAGATCCTAACGCTACAACTATGGTAGTAGATGGTAAAACAATGCCAATTAAAAAATTAAAATATTAAGATATGCCAAGCTACGGAGAAAAACAAATGCCAGCTGGAAAAGATATTAGTCCAGTGAACAAGCCTTTAGGCGAAAGAAAAATGGTTTCTAGGGATATGACCATTAAGACTACCTTGAGAATAGACAACTGCGAATATAAAGGTAACGCAGCTCTTAACGCTAACAAATAATGGGTGCTGAAGACCTGAAGCTGTATTTATTAAATGCATCTTCATTTACATTAGCTAGTTTAAACTGGATAGAACCAGCTTTAGAAATACTATTATTATCTTTAACTATAGGATATACTATTCACAAATGGTTGTTAATACACAAGAAAAATAAATGAGAAGTATAAACGAAATTATAATACATTGCTCTGCTACTAGAGAAGGTCAAGATATACCTGTAGAAACTATTAAAAAATGGCATACTGAAGGTAGAGGCTGGACAGACATAGGCTACCATTTTTATATAGAGCTCGACGGCACTATAAAAAAAGGCAGAGATATAGATAAAACAGGAGCTCATTGTAAGGGGCACAATAGAAATTCAATAGGGGTGTGTTATTGCGGAGGCGTAGAAGCTGATGGTAAGACACCAAAGGATACTAGAACAGAAGTACAAAAAGAAAGCTTGTTACATGTGCTAAAAACATTAATGGCAATGTATCCGCTTGCTACTATTTATTCACATAATGAGTTTGCTAATAAAGCATGCCCATCATTTGATGCGACGAAAGAATATGAAGATCTCTGAAAACACTGAATTTAAGATTGATATAAAAACTGTAATTGGAATAATAATGCTAACTACAACTTTAGTTGGTATGTATTACACCTTGCAAGATGATATAGAAGCAGCTAAAAATTTACCACCTGTAGAAATAGGTAGATTAGAGTATGATTTAAAAGAAAAATGGAATCACGAAAATATTGAAGATATATTAGATAGAGTTAATATGTTAGAGCAAGTTGATGACGTTATATTTGAAGAAATAAATGTTTTGTCTGGTTTAGTTAAAGACGGAACAGAGAGTGATGGCAAACTACAAGAGCTTCAAAAAAGATTAGAAGACCTGCAAAGAAGAAAACCAACTGTTATAGTTAAAGAAGTTGAAGTAAGTAAAAAACGAAGATAATGGGAAAAATTAGTTCAGCTTGCAAAGCAGCAGCAAAAAAGAAATTCAAAGTATGGCCAAGCGCTTATGCTAGTGGCTGGGGTGTAAGATGTACTAAAGCTGGTGGTCCATCTAAATTTGGAAATAAAAAAAGTAAAAGAAAATAAAATGGCTAAGAAATTCAAACCACATCCAATGTATAAAGGCTGTAAAGTTAAAATGGCTTTTAAAAAAGAAGACCATGATAATTTAGCAGCAAAAGGATATGATCATAAAAAAGATCCTTCTTGTAAAAAGAAAAAGTAATGGCTAAGAAAAGACCTGAGTGGAAAGACAGTAAATACGCAGATGCAGAAGGTAAATTTAAAGAGTTGTCTTGTGGTGATTTAGCTAGCTGGCTTATTAAGTCTAGAAAAGGTAATAAAAAAGCTATTGTTGGAAGTCTTAACCAGCAAATAGTTTTTAACCGTAAGAAAAACCCAAGCTACGCTAAGAAAATGAAATGTGCTAGAAATGCAGCAATGAAAAAATTAGGTGATGGCAAAAAGTAAAGTAAAAGGTGGTGGAACTACCAAGGTTTGTTTACCTGCTAGTAAGGTAAGGTCAATGTCAGCTGCTGAAAAGAAAAAAGTAGTTAATGCTAAAAGGTCTGCAGCTAGCAAAGGAAAATATAAAAGATCTAGTAAATCTAATGTTAAAGGTGCTAGAAAAAAAGGCGCTACACTTAGAGATTGGTTTGAAAAAGAAAACTGGATTAATGTAGCTACAGGTGAACCTTGTGGAGCATCTAGTAGAACTCGTAAAAAGAAAAAGTAATGGCTGTAGATAAGAAGACTTTAAAATGTAATAAACCTAAAAGAACTAGAGATCATAAGACAAAGTCTCATATTGTAAAAGCTTGTTCTGCAGGTAAAGAAAAGATTATTAGATTTGGACAGCAAGGTGTTACAACTGCTGGTAAACCTAAAGCTGGTGAGTCAGCTAAACAAAAAGCAAGAAGAAAGTCTTTTAAAGCTAGACACGCTAAAAATATAGCTAAAGGTAAGATGTCAGCTGCTTATTGGGCTAATAAAGTTAAATGGTAGATTATGAAAGATAGAGGATTAGGAGATACGATAGCTAGGTTTACTAAAGCTTCAGGTATAAAAAAATTAGCAGACTCAATACCTGGTGGATGTGGTTGTAATAAAAGGCAAAATGTGTTAAACAATTATTTTCCTTATAATAACAAAAACAATGGCATTTAAATTAAAAGCACCGTTTAGTATAGACAATACTCCAGTTTATTTTGTAAATGAAGAAGAAGGTGTTTTAGGTAGAGCTAACAACAATGGAACTATAACTGTTAACAACAAAGTTGAAAACCCAGTTCAATTAAAAGAAGTTATTAAACATGAAAAAGCTCATGTTGATCAATTTAAAAAGTTTGAAAAATCAAACGGTAAAAAAGGTTTAAACTACAACGATAAGTATGTTATGTGGAATGGCAACAAATACCCACGTAGAAAAGGAAAAATAAAATATAACGGTAAATGGATTATGGAAGGTGGTAAATCTCTTCCTTGGGAAAAAGAAGCATATAAAAAAGAAAAACAATGAAAAAACCAATGATGAAAAAAGGTATGGCTTATAAGATGGGTTATACTAAAAAAGAAATGATGAAAGGTGAAGACACTTTACAGACTATGAAAAAAGGACCTATATATAAGTATGATAATTCTCCTAAATCATTATCAATAAGAATAGCTGCTGACGAGAAAGACAAAGTAGGAGCTAGCGAATCTGGCAAAAAAAGATTAAATAGAGATATTAATGTAATGATAAATAAAGAACCTGTAGCCCAAAAATATGGAACTCCTATGAGAAAAATGGGTTGTTCTATTTCTAAACACATGAAGTCTAAGTAGTGGATAAAAAATTTAATGAAACTAAAATAGGGGCTTTTCTAGCTAGTAAAGCTCCTAAAGTTTTACAAGCACTTGGGGACGTATTACCTAATCAAGGAACACTTGGTGTAGTAAAAAATCTTATATCAAGTGATAATAAGATTAAGGCAGTTGATAAAGAGCAAGCTTTAAAACTTATAGAGCAAGATCTTCAAGAATTAAAAGAAGTGTCTAGCAGATGGAGAGCAGATATGAAGTCTGACTCTTGGTTAAGTAAAAACACTAGACCATTAGCTTTAGTATTTTTAACTGGATCAGCTGTATTTATGATGGCTGTAGATTCATTTCACTTACAGTTTGACGTCGACGAAGCTTGGATAAACTTATTAAAAACACTACTGGTAACAGTTTACGTAGCATACTTCGGAAGTCGTGGTGCTGAAAAAATAACAAAAATAAATAAATAAAAATGGCAATAAGAGGATTAGAAGGTAATCAAAATGCACAGCCAAGAGTCTTTGCTCACGATGCTTTAGACTTGCAAGAAAGTGGTTATATATTAGGTGATGCTATACCAAACACTGAAACTATTGGTGTTTGCTTATATGTAGGTGTAGCTAACGATATAACAGTTAAAATGGAAGGCGGATCAATTGTTAAGTTTAAAGGTGTTACAGCTGGATCGTTTCTACCTGTTTTAGTTACTCAAGTAACAGATTTACAAACAGCTTTAACAGCACCTGGAGAGTTAATAGCATTATATTAATATATGTTCATGGGAATGGGGATGCCAATCCCCGATTTATCTAATTTACCTGGGTCGTCAAGACCTGGAGGAGGGGGAACACCCGTGCCACCTGGCCCACCTGCATTAGCCCAAGTAGACAATGTTTATTCTATGGAGTTTGATACTTTAGCTGATGAAAGCATAAGTGTTGGCAACACTTTAACTAATGGTTTTTCTCAATTAACTGTATCTATATGGGCTAACTTTGCGTCTGTTCCTACAAATAGAGTTTTAGGATTAGCTTCTAAAGATAATACAAGTAACAGAAGTTTTGATTTAAGATATATACAAAATACTGGAGTCAATTTTTTAGTTTCAACTGATGGTGTAAACAACGCAGGGACTACATATTATCCTAAAGCAAGTATAAGTGTAGGTCAATGGTATCATTTTGTTGGTGTTTACGATGGGTCAAATGTTTTACTTTATGTAAATGGCGTTGCATACGGTACTCCAGCTGCTTTAACAGGTTCTTTACAAAATACAACTTCAGAATTTTTCATAGGAAAAAGAGGTTTTGGCACGACTAACACAGGGTTTGATGGCAAACTTGACGAGCTAGCAGTATTTAACACAGCTTTAACAGCAGATGATGTTCAAAGAATTTACAACGCAACAGAAGCAGGTAAAACAGCAGATTTAAACGATTTAACAACGCCACCTGTAAAGTGGTATAGAATGGGAGATTAATATGAGTACAGAATTTTTTAACGACCAATGGCGTATACCAAGTAACGAGAATCAGAATAAGATTTCAAACTATTCTATGGACTTCGATGGTTCAAGTGATTCTATTAATATTAATAGTTTAGCTTCAACTTTAGGTTCTAAAGGTAGTTTTTCTGCTTGGGTTAATGTTGCTGATTGGTCTTCAAGATCTGCAATTTTAGGGTTTGCTTTCGATGCTGATAATTTTTTACGACTTGGAGTAAGACCAAATAACAATAATTGTTTTTCTATTGGAGGACAATTTAATAATGTTTCTAATGAAGTAATATCTGATACAACCTCTCTTTCTGAAAATGTTTGGTATCACGTTGTCGCCACCTCAGACGGTAGTACTTATAATTTATATGTCAATGGACAATTACAAACTTTAACTATTCTTGGAGGTTCTAATAACGGTGATTGGGTATCAGATTTTTCTTCAACAGCTAATAGAGGTAGAATTGGTTCTCTAAACAGAACTGGTTCAACTAATGAAGATTTATTTAACGGCAAAATAGACCAAGTAACTATTTTTGATTATGCACTTTCACAAGATCAAGTAACTCAACTTGGAGCAGAAGGTTATGCTTTTAATTTTAATGGAAGTCCTCAAGCTATAGATTGTGGCGCAAATAGTAGATTTGACATAGATCAAATAACTATTTCAGGTTGGGTTAAGTTAGATTCTTCAATAACAAGCACTCAAGTTATTGCTGGAGTTAGAAACGCTAACAATGGTTCAATATGTTACCATCTTCAAAACTCAGGGTCAAATAGTAAATTTAGATTTGTTATACGCCAGGAGAATGGCACTTATGCAGATGCAATCGCTGACGATATACACCAATACAATACTTGGTATCACGTAGTAGGTGTTGCTGATGGTAGTAATGTTAAGTTATATATAAATGGAATTCCACAAACAGATGTAGGTACCTACGATGGTACTATTGAATCACCAAATCAAAATTTTAACATAGGTAGACAACCATCAAATCCTCTTTATTACTGGGATGGTGAATTATCAGATATAGCTGTTTTTAACACAGGTCTATCACAGTCACAAGTAAACACTATATATAACAACGGAAAACCTGGTGATATATCATCTTTAAATCCTGTAGCTTGGTATAAGCTGGATAATAATGAAATTTTCAATAGTACAAGTACAGAGTGGAGTGTAGATAACAACGCATATTCTTCAACTTATAAAAGTTCTTTAAATTTTAGTGGAAACAATCAATATTTACAAGTTCCAGATTCAAATGATTTTAGTTTTGGTAATGGAACTACAGATTCTCCTTTTAGTCTTTCAGCTTGGATAAACCCAGATGCTGTAGAATTTGCAGGAGTAGTAGCAAAGTATGTAAGCGGTATTTACGAGTGGTTGCTTTATTTGACAGATTTAAACAAATTAAGACTTCAATTACAAGGTAATAATAGTACTGCAAATTCAATTAATTTAACAACAGATATAGCTATACCAAGGAATACTTGGACTCACGTTAGTGCTACTTACAATGCTAACGGAGAATCAAATGGTATTAATTTATATATAAATGGCTTACTACAGTCTTTAACTACTGAAGGCGGTAATGGAACCTATCAAGCAATGACTAACACTACTGCCCCTTTGCAAATTGGTACTTGGGCAGGTAATTTCCGCCCAATAAATGCACAAGTTTCAAATGTTTCTATTTGGGATGCTGAACTATCACAGGCACAAGTAGCAGAAATATATAATAATGGAACTCCATCTAATTTGTCAAGTCATTCAGCTACATCTAACCTTATTTCTTGGTGGGAGCTAGATAACACAACTACAGGTCTTCAAGATTCAAAAGGATCTAACAACGCTAGTAATATAGGAACTACCAAATATGACGGCTTTGTCAACACACTAGTTGGTGATAGTGTTGGTATGACTTCATCTAACTTAGTTGCAAGTGATATAAATGGAGAGCTTATAACAAATCCAATGATAACTAGTCCTAAGCCTATAGCTTACTATCAATTGGGTGATCAATCAGCATACAACGGATCTAACTATCTTGTACCAAATAATAGTTTAAGTAACTATGTATTTAATTTTAGCACAAATAATGAAGGTATAAATCTTGGAAGTTATTTTCCTTATCCAAGTACTGTTACAGATGCTTGGTCGGTTTCTTTTTGGATTAAACGTAATGAAACTAGTTCAGGTGGTTATATTTTTAGTACTTATAAAGCTTCAAGCACAACAGGGATTTTTGTTTCACTACGAGGAGCTAGTACCGCTGGAACAATACAGGCCTTGGTTAGAGGTTCAACTAGCGGCCAATATTCAGCAGTAAAAACAAATGATGCTATATCATTAAATGGATGGACACACGTAGTTGCTGTTTATAATGGTAACTCTGCGAGTAGTAATAGTGGTTTTACCATATATTTTAATGGTTTTTCTAAGGGTTTATTTCCATTTGGCTCTACTGGGCAGACTGGTTCATTAATAAATTCTTCTGATAAATATATAGGTCAAAGAGAAGATAATAGTAGTTATTTAAAAAACTGTGAGTTAACTCAATTATCATTCTTTCATTACGAACTTTCATCATCTCAAGTAGATACTCTTTATAACAACGGAGCTCCTGGAGACATTTCTAGTTTAAACCCTAAACGTTTATACAAACTTGATTCTTCTGAAATTTTTAATAGCACAAGTACAGAGTGGAGTGTAGATAACAACGCTTATCCTTCTGTTTACAAAAGTTCTTTAAATTTTGATGGAAATAATAATTATATAAATTGTGGTAATGATAGTAGTTTACAAATTACTGGAGCTATGACAATTAGTTATTGGGTTAAAGGAGCATCTACTAATGGAGCTTCTGGAGTTGGTACAATAGAAAGCATTACTAATCCAGGTTACATATTAGGACCTTCTACTACTGGTACAATTAGTTTTGTTATAGGTTTAACAAGTTCAAGTTTGTTTACCGTGGTTACTACTCAACAAATAACAACTACTGAATGGCATCATATAGTAGGAGTGTATACACCAAGTGTATCAATGAAAATTTACATAGATGGACAATTATCAAAAACTGAAACATCTAGCATCCCATCTTCACAGTATGTTGGTGGCAATGACTTTAGAATAGGTTATAGAACTTGTTGTAAGATTGATGGTCAAATTTCTAATGTTGCAATATGGAATACAGATTTAAGTTCTACGCAAGTATCTACTCTCTACAACAATGGAGCACCAGAGGCTTCAATAAGTCATTCGCCGGTTTCTTGGTGGAAACTTGATAATATAACTACAGGTCTTCAAGATTCTGCTGGTTCTAATGATGGAACTAATAACGGAGCTACAGAATATGCTGGCTTTGTTAATACATTAGCTGGTGAAAGTTCAGGTATGACTTCAGCAAATTTAGTTGTAAGCGACTTACAGCAGACATCTGGATACAGTCCTTACGCATTAAGTTTAGATTCAAGTAATGCTAATTCTTTTACTTTAGACAATGGTGGAGGGAATGGACTTTTAAATGCAGCAACTTCGTTTACTATAAGTGCTTGGATAAATCCAAATCAACCAGCGTCTTTTGGAAACATATTTACTCACTTTACTGGTGGCGTTATGTTAAGATTTAATAGTAGTGGAAATATTCAATTATATGTTACAAAAGAAGATAATACTTTTCCATCTACTTCAGCTTTTAATGCTTTAACTTTTACTGGTAATTGGCAGCACGTTGTTGCTATTTATGATGGTTCTTTTCTTAAAATATATGTAGATAATGTTCTTGTTAATACTCCTCTTGCTTTTTCAGATACTCTTAAAAATGACACTAGTTCATCTTCAGACATTATAGGAAATAGATTTAATACAACACAGTTTTTTGATGGTGAAATGTCAAATGTAGCTGTTTGGAAAAATAGTGTTATAGATGTAAACACTCTTTATAATCAAGGTTTACCAGGTGATTTAACTTCTTTAAATCCATCTGGATGGTGGCAAATGGGTAGTAACAGTTCTTTCAACGCAACTGCAAGTGAATGGACTTGTTTAGATGAAGTAGGAACTAATAATGCAGAAAGTAGTAATAATATGACAAATGATGCTATAACAGATGGTCCTGGATATTCAGCAAGTGGTTTAGGAAGTAGTTCAATAGATATTAAAGGAGATGCACCGTATAGCACAGCAAATGGCTTATCAGAAAATATGGATGTATTAGATAGAACAACAGATGTACCAAGTTAAAATATTAAAATAAAAAAAATGAATAATAAAAGTTATATAGTAATTGAGTTAAGTGATACAAACTTAGTTTTATTTTCTCAAGTAGATCAGCAAAGTGCACAATCAATGAGGAGAAATTTAGCAAATACTCAAGGGTTATTAAGTTACAGAGTAACTCCAAGTTTTGTTACAGATGGTAGTTTACCTATCGTTGGTGATGTAATGAATCAGACGGAAGCTTTAGCTTTAATGGCAACTGCAGCTTGGTCAGAGCCAGATCCTATAGAGTAAAAAGTTACTTATACAAGTAAATATATAAGTAACAAACAATTAAATTAAATTAAATCAAATGAAAATTAAAGAAGAAGAATTAAAATTAATTCAAGAGCAACAAAAACAATTAAACGAGTTAGTTAATAATATAGGTTTATTAGAAAGCCAAAAACATGGATTACTTCATGAGATAGCTGGAGTTAATAAACAAATAGAAGATTACAAGGAAGTATTAGAGACTGAATATGGGGCTATTAATATTAACCTTGAAGATGGTACTTACACTAAAATAGAGACTGATGTCAAAAGTGATAAGAAAGATTAGTATAGGTTCTGACTACAAAAACGATGCAATGCATTATTCAACTGGTCAGGAAGTGTACGGCGGACATACTATTAGTGATATTCTATTTGAAGATCAAGATCAATCATATAATATTTTTATAACTAAAAATAATGAAGTCTTACCTTGGAAAAAGTTTAATGCTAATATGTCGATTTCTGTAGAGTATGATCTTAAGTATTAGTGCAAAGCTTATACTATTTCATTGTCAAACCTTTAAATGATAGGTATGACAATATACGACAAGTTGATGGTAATAACCTTATTATCAATACTGGTATTGAAGATCATAGATTTATTAGTAAAAAAGCTGTAGTAGTTTCAACTCCTGCAGCTTACACTACTAAAATAAACATAGGAGATGAATTATATATTCACCATAATATATTTAGAAGATGGTATGATCAAAAAGGTAAAGAACGAAATAGCTCAACTCATTTTAAAGATGATCTTTATTTTGTTGCACCTGAGCAAATCTACATGTACGATTTAAAACCACATTTAGATTATTGCTTTGTAAAACCACTAAAAAACCAAAACATCTTAGAGAACAGAAAAGAACAACCTAACGTTGGTATAGTAAAATATTCTAATAAGTCCTTAGAAGCTCTAGGAATAACACCTGAAACACTTATTACGTTTACACCTAACTCTGAGTTTGAGTTTATTATAGAGGGTGAACGACTTTATTGTATGAAATCTAATGATATAGCTTTAACTCATGAATACCAAGGAAACGAAGAAGAAAATAATCCAAGCTGGGCAAAAAGCAGTTGAGGAATTAATTAAGGTAGCAAAAGAAAAGATTGTTGACTCAGACGATGATGTAAGCGCTGACAGATTAAAAAACGCTGCCGCAACAAAGAAACTAGCTATATTCGATGCTTTTGAAATACTTAATCGTATACAAATAGAAGAAGATATGCTAAATGAAAAACCTAAGGAAGTTAAAGTAGAAAAAACTTTTAAAGGTTTTGCAGAAGGGAGAAGTAAGTGAGTTACAATCAAACCCTTTGGAAAGAAATTAAGGACGTTGTAAATCCTAAGATATTAGCTAAAAACAATAGATTTAAAAAGTGGGATTATGGTTATAATTCTGATTATGATTTTATAGTAATAAGTAAAACTGGAAAAATTGGACAAATCATTGAAATACAGAATCTCAGGATTGCTTTACCAGCAGCAGATAAACCGTTTAAACGAAGCGAAAAGAAAACGGAACAACGCTGGGAAAGACAAGAGTATCCGAAAGAACTAAAAAGAATTAAAAGTAGGTTTGACTGGGAGGAATATCCAGCTGATTTTAAAGAAAAGTGGTATGATTATATCGACGAAGAATTCAAAAGAAGAGAACAAGGTTACTGGTTTTATAATAACAATATTCCTACTTATATTACTGGTACACATTACATGTACCTCCAATGGTCAAAAATCGACGTTGGAGCCCCTGATTTTAGAGAAGCAAATAGATTATTCTTTATATTTTGGGAAGCATGTAAAGCAGATACGAGATGTTACGGAATGTGCTACCTT